TCTGAAGATAAATTTAAAGAATCAGAGAGATCAGCTAATTTATATAAAACTGGTGTAATTTCGCGCGCTGAAGCTAAACTTATGATTGGCATTACACCTGAGTCGGGCGATGAAGATATATATTTTAATTCAGTACAGACAATATCTACGCCGACGGCGAATAAAAATTATAATATAAAATTTATACCAACGGAAGAAATGGTAAGAAATGCTGAAAGAGCCCTCAGATGGAAAGAAGAAGGCTATGATGGCGGTACTAGAGTAGGCCTTGCAAGAGCTAATCAAATTGTTAATAGAGAAAAGCTTTCAGAAGATACTATTTTAAGAATGTATTCTTTCTTTTCTAGGCATGAAGTAGATAAAGAAGCTACTGGATTCCGTGAAGGTGAAGAAGGATATCCTAGTAATGGCAGAGTAGCCTGGGATCTTTGGGGTGGCGATTCTGGCTTTGCTTGGTCTGAAAGAATTAGAAATAGAATGATGGACGATGGTAAATCTATCTCAGTTCCGTTAGAAGTATCGGACGAAGATTATAATGCCTATCAGTAGGCTCCTAAAAGTCGCTAGACAATATCGTAGGCGACTATTGGCAGATGAAGAAGAAGCTCTCAAACAAATAAGGAGAGCTTATTCTGCTAATATGACAGCTACATTAAATGAGCTGAACAGAATTGAAATATTAATAAATAATATGATCCTGCGTGGCGATAGTGATTTTGTAATATATAAGGAATTAGAATCTGACATATTAGATAAATTAGATAAAATTGAAAAAAGGATTAAAAAATTTTCCAATGACTCTGATGAAATTGTTCAGGATTTACAAAAGAAAACTGCGCGCAGTGGTAACTTATATGCAAGAGATAATATCGAAGCCTCTTTAGGTAAATCGCCAGTACCTGAATTTAAAATAAATATAAATGTATTAGATGATGACGCACTAGAACAATTTGTAGGATTCTCATCTAATGGCTCTCCACTAAGAGAATTATTTGATACATTAGCAATTGATTATAAAATTGATGTTGAAGAATATTTACAAATAGGAATATTGAATGGTGAAAATCCTAGGAAAATTGCAAGTAAGATAAGACAAAAATCATTTATTCCATTACATAGAGCTGAAACAATAGCAAGGACAGAATCTGTTAGGGCAGCCAGAGCAGCAACAGTTGAAAATTATAATAATAATTTAACTTTAATAAAACAATATCAAAGAATTTGCTCAGCTGACAGGAGAACATGCCCTGCTTGTTGGGCTTTACACGGTCAAGTTTATGAATTAAATCAAATAATGCCATCTCATCCAAATTGTAGATGTATTATTATTCCTGTAACAGCTTCTTGGGGTGAAATTACTGGCGATCCGACTTTTGATGAAGAATCTGATAAAATACAAACAAAAGAAGAATTATTTTCTAAGTTGCCAGACAAACAAAAAAGAGAAGTATTAGGACCAGATAGATATAGATTATGGGCCGATGGTATGCCACTTGATAATTTTGCAAGTGTTACTATTAATCCGGATTGGGGTCCAACAACAAGAATAACACCATTGCGAGATTTAAGGTAAAAAATATGGAAGATCAATTATATTATATAGGCTCAGAGATTAAATCAGAATCTAACGGCAAAATTAAAGGTTATGCTGTTAGATTTGGATCACCTGATGATACCGACCTAGAACACGATTTTTTCACACCAAATACCGATTTTGGTCGTAAGATGAAAAAAGGCGATTCATTTAAAATGAATTTGTATTACCATCATGGCCAGGATCACACTTTGAAGAGCAGTGTAATTGGCGAAGGCATTGTCACAATGGATGATAAAGGCCTGTGGATGGAAGCTCAAATTGATATGGCAAATGAATATGGTAAGATGATTGATGACATGGCTAAGCGAGGTTTGCTTGGATTCTCAAGTGGTGCCGTTTCGCATTTGGTCACGAGAGCTAAAGCTGGAAAAAGTTTTCAAATAGTTACCTGGCCCATAGCTGAAATTTCAACTACACCATCTCCCGCTGAATTTCGCAACAAAATTTTAAAATCTATTGATATAAAAAGTGCAATGAAACTTAAAGTTGGAGACTATGTTCAATGGAGAGCATCAGGTGGTACAGCTAGAGGCAGAATTGTTGATATGTCAGAATCTGGTAGCTTAAAGCCAGAACCACAAGGTAATGAAATGACTGGTACTGAAGATAATCCAGTTTATAAAATTAGAGTATTTGAAAGACAGCCTGATGGTTCTTATGAAATGGGAGATGTATCAACTGTGCATAGATCTGACGCGCTAACAATTATACCTAAGCCGAAATCTTATTTTATGGAAGACAAATCAGATTATGAAATGCCTATGAATGGCCAATATGGCGGCGAAGAAGTAGAAGATATGGTTGAGGGCCTTGTAGACTTAGGCGCTACACCTGAAATGCTTGTAGAATCTATTTATGCAGAAACAAATGCAGAACTTGTTAGCGAAGCTATACATAAATTATTTTATTCAATGTGTGAAGGCTTAGATGCAGTTTTAGAATCAGGATATAGCATTGAATATGTAAATGCACTTATTGATGGATTCTCAATGCGCGCAAAAGATGTAGCTGCAAGATTATATGATCAGCCTATGGCAGAAATGCAATCATTAAAATTATATACTAAGGGTCCTAAGACCGTTAGAGAAATTGAGAAATGCTTACGGGATGTAATGCACTTCTCAACAAACCAGTCAAAAGCTTTGGCTGGCATCATCAAAGATAATCTTCGGGACGAGATTGTTGCAGATGAAATTAAAAATAAAAATATATCATCAGAAGAGGAAATAGCTAATCCTGTTGTAAATGATGATAACATTAAAAATGCATTAATGAAAAAATTAATGCTCGATTTGATGAGGTAAAAACTATGACAATTGAAGAAATGGAAACCTCTATCAAGGATAACGCGACTAAAGCCAAAGCAATTTTGACAGACGAAGCAGGATCCCTTGAAGAGGCACAAGCATTGCTCAATCAAAATGATGAAATTAAATCAAAGATTGAAGCACTAAAATCTATTGACTCTCAACTTCTTCCACAAGCAGAAGTTAAAGCAACAAATGAGGTATCACACATTATGACAAATAAAATTGAATTTAAGAGCACCAGACCTCTTAGCCAATTGCCATTTGAAGGCAATAACGATGAAAAGGGCCAAAAAGCTTATAATTTTGGTAAGCTCGCACTCGCACTTGCTGGTAACAAAAAAGCACAAGATTATGTTCTTGAAAATGGCCTTGCAACCAAGGCTGTACAGGAAGCAGTAAACGCAGACGGTGGATATTTGGTCCAACCAGAACTTTTGAGCGAACTTATTTATCTTCGCGCTCAATACGGCTCTGTAAGAGCTAACGCTGATGTGCGCACAATGTCGACTGAACAGCTGTGGATTCCTGTTATGGACACCGATGCATCAGCATACTTTGTAACTGAAGGCGCACAGATTACATCCTCACAACCTGTATTCTCAAGAGTAGAAGTTGTTGCTAAGAAAATGGGTATTATTGTACCTGTATCTAGCGAAGTATCGGAGGATGCAGTCATAGATTTGGGGTCGGCACTTGCTCGATCGATGGCTTGGCAGTTCAGTAGAACTGAAGATCTCGTTTGTACAGCTGGTACAGGCGCTTCTGCAGCTCAGGGTAACATCCAAGGCTTTATTACAGCTGGTTTAGGTGTATCTGGCAATGCTGGTGTTGTCGCTGCAGCAAGTGGTTCAGCAGCCAATTGGTCCGCAACAACTACGGCGAATCTGAGATCTCTTGTAGCTGCTCTTCCTCGCCAATATCTAATGCCTGGTGAAGTCAAATTCTATATGTCTAGGTCATTCTTTGAGCAAGTTGTCTGCAATAGGCTGGATGCTTTGAGCGGCAACGCGGCCCTCGACCTCATGAACTTTAATGACGGTAACCCGACTTTATTCGGGTATCCTATAGTCATCAATGACTTTATTGCTAATACAGCTGCTGGTACTGCAGGCGACGCACTTTGTGCATTTGGTAACCTCAGACAGTCCGCTGTTCTTGGTGACAGACGTGACGTTAGAATTCAGGTATCTGATCAGTTCTATTGGGAAAATGACCTATTGGCCTATCGCGGCACACAAAGATTCGGATTTAAAGCTTACAGACCTGGCTCCTCTACTGAAGCAGGTGGTATTACCATCCTCAAGAGAACCACATAATCTTAAGTTAAAAAATAAAAATAGGTCAGCCAAGTGCTGGCCTATTTTTTTATCTCTGATAAAATATGTCGAGGATATAAATTATGCCATTGACAGAGACACAAGCATATAATGAAGTCGCTAGAATGACTCAATCAGATGAATACCCAACGCTTACTAATGATGATTTAACATTAATTGTTGAAACTAATATTAGATATAATGCGTGGGTTGCCAATACTACATATCAATTTGGGGATATAGTTGTACCTGTAATTCAAAATGGCAGAACATATGAATGCATTACTGCAGGAACAACTGGTGATACAAATCAATTTCCTCAATTTTACACTGCATATGCCACTGGAATTACATTCTCTGATGGAACAGTTACTTGGGTCGATGCTGGCCCCGCAAACACTGAAAAATACGACGTTAGATCAGCTGTAAGAGCTGGCTGGATCTTAAAAGCAGCCAAGGTTGCTAATTTAATTAATTCTAAGGATGGATCTCAGGATATCCAGCTTGAAAACTTGCATAAGCAATGTTTAACGATGGCTGAAAGGTATCGTCCACTGGTGATCTATTAAAATGATAAATATAAATTTATTAAATAAAATAAGGAATGTTAGCGCTCAGTATCATTTACCTCAAGCAGTTATGATTTATCGCCCAGTAACCACTGTAGACGGTTCTGGTGGTATAAATTATATTGATAGATTAGTTACCACTACACAGTGCAGAATTGTAGCAAAAGTCTTCAAAGAAGAACAAGAAGGCGGTGGACTAGCTGGAAATTCCAAATGGGAAATTATAGTACCTGCTGGTGTAGATTTAATGGCTGATGATAAAATTATAATAAGAGATGATATTATTATAGATAGATATTTTTTAGTTATAAATACTGATGTAAATCAAACTGAGGGTATATTTACCTCAGGCGAAATAATAGAACGCTGGAGTTAAATATGAGTATACCGACTGGCCACGAATCATTTTTAGATGTGCAACAAGCGCTTGCTGGTCTAATGGGATCTATTATAATGGTATTAAGAGATCCCGTTCAAAGATCTAGAGCACAACAAATTGCTGCAATCATTGGTGGCACAGGATCAGCTATATATTTAACCCCACTGGTAGGGGATTTGTTCCGAGTAGAAGATCCTAAATTTTTATTGGGATTTTCATTTTTATTTGGATGTTTAGGATTAAGATCTATTGAGATCATTGCGGATAAATTTGAGAAATTATTAATTAAAAAATCTGAGGATATATTATGACAACTATTACCGTTGATACAATTAGTATTTTAGAGGGCGGGCAAATACAATTTATTTTTTCTGATGGCAGTGGTTTACTGTTTGCATCTCAGAACGATATGACTAAAGATGTATCTAATGCGATGTCTTATTTTGCTGAAAATTTAAAATGGATTGCTGTTAACGAATATTTAAGAACATCAGATTTAACACTTTCAATTAATTTTGATCCACA